GCATTTGACATGACTCAAGAATCATCTTGACTACATGGCGGTCATGCTGCAACTGCGCTGCGACGATTGGATGAGTCGAGAGAACGAAAATGTTCATGAGTCAATCCCCATTGCTGCCAGCCACGCTTTCGCAAAAGCATCGTTGCGCTGAAAGTCTAGAACAATCTGATTCGCAGTCAGTGGGCTGTGTCCTAGCTGGATTAGTTTTTGATACAATGTCATGACTCTAAGTGCCTTTCTGTAGCGGGAGTCGTAAGTCGTGTTTGACAAAATTGTCAATTTTCTGCCTAGCATACTTCTGGTGTAATGTCAAGCGAAAAATTACATTTAGCAATTGAATCAAATTGCCATGCGTAGCTTCATTCTTTTGACAAACTCCGGGTACTGAGTCACGCAATGTCTCAACGCCTTGGCATATTCACCCGGAAGTGCGCTTTCGAACGACGTGTCACTTGCACTCATGACTCGAAGTCGTTCAGCCAGCGGATCACGCATCCATTCGAAATGAGCTGCGGTTATTAGTTGAAGTTGCACGAGTGAGTCACCCGAGTATTGGTCCGCACCCAGAGTCGCTGCCGTTACGACATCGTAGCCGAGTGACTCTAGCCGTGCAAGATATGCACTGACTGGCTCGTTGGGTTCTCGCAAATAATCTTGGCTGGTGACGCCTTGAGCTAGTGACTCAAAACTGCCAACTAATTCTTGAAACTCGCGATCTTGGGCTTCCAACGGTGCAGACGCAATTTCAATCGTGATTCGTTTTACGCCGTCCCTCCCGTTTCGAGGACTAGTTTTGCGCATTTGTTCCAGCATTGCGCCCATAACCTGAGTCATGCTACCGGCGGCGGTATAAGGGTGAGACTGCCCGCTAAGTTTGATTCGAGCATACCAACCCGCACTACGCATATCAGTCATTGTTCTGCCTTTGTTGTGTCCCATTGCTCGCCGATTAAATCAAGCATTGACTCAAATTCACTAACCATACTTGAAGTTCCGCCACTTTTTGCCGGAAACAAATCCGCTTCGCTGCGCGCCAGAGTCACTCGAATCTTACTGCCCATATACACCGAGTCAAGCCACTCAACCTGAGCGCGCAATGCCTCCCGCACTGATCCTTTCCCTTGTTGCGTGTTTTGTGGTTTTCCTACTGACTCAAAAAGCCAATGCAATTCAGTCGTCGCGCGCATTATCTCGTTCCTTTCAACTCAACTCAACTCAACTCAACTCAAAATTGCCTGACTAATCTGGCCGTGTTACCTAGCCCGTGTGCAGTGTGCCGTGTACCGCGTTGAGTCAATGTAACTTTGATTCCTATTGCCTGTTTACGACCTACCGGTCGCAGTTTGCATTAGACTCCAATTGTCAATGTAATGCAATGTAATCTTATTTTAATTCTTATCATTGCAACATGCAACACCTTCGCTTGACCTTACCCCTCTGGGTGTAATCCATGCTTATTTTGTCCCCGACTCTTGATTCAAATCACCTAGACTCAATCCGGCATGAGGTTTTTGGGAGGGGGTCTATATATTGAAAACTTCTTTTCTTTCTTGAGTCAAAGTTGTTTCTTGTCCGAATCAAGACGGGGGTCAAACACCAGCCAGCCAACTAGCCACGCTGTGTGCGCGTGTATTGCCCGATGAGTCAAAGGACAGGGACAAAATCACAGGGGGGAGAGGGGGGAGAGGAAGCCTTGTTGCATGTTGCTGTGATAAATGACATTACAAATAACAACAGTTCTAACATTACACTAACAATCTGACTCATTTCCATTTTCGCAAGCGCATTGCTTTGCCATTCTCTTGTTTCGCAGAGCTGATCCAACTACTTCCCTGCGCTTGTGTCGGAGCTTTGACTCAATCACTCAATCACTCAATCCAATTCATTGATCGATTTTTCCACTTTGACTCGTTAGCCCTTCGCGCGCATACACGCGGATAGAAAGAGTCAATCCGGCACTTTCACTTAGGAGCCTTCCTATGCCAATGCGCTTAGCCCTTCCCGATGTGTGCGAGTTGGAACAAACCGACTCGACTCTTTACTATAATGCCTATGTGGGCGCGCCATTGCGATGGGTTGACTTCCCTGCAGCTGGTCGTCCGTTTTACTCGGTCGATGGGAGTGATATGCAAGAGGCAATCGCTTGCCGTGATTTTGCTGACGCCTTCGACCTAGTTACCGCGCAATTAAGGAGCGATATTGCACGTTAAAGGCTTGCAACCTACTCACCTATATGAGACTATCAATCGTGCCACTGACGGCACATGCACAAGGAACGAATCAAATGACTGACGAAGCAAACAAAACAGCAGCAGCAGCCGGGGCGAAAGCCCCTTCGATTGTGGCGATGGAATCTCGCCGTATTTTCGACAGCACGGACGCCGCAATCGAATACCTAACCGGACTCGGCGCTAAATATCACGACTTCGGTCGCGTGCCTTTCGTCGGAACCGGAATCGGCGAAGATGGCAACTTCGACCCTGCCGTCTATGTGAATGGCATGCGAGTCATGGTGTCGAAGCTGACGAACAAAGGCAGCAAGGAAAAAGGCACCGAAACGACCATGAAAGCAATCGTGGTTGCGCCTGTCCCTTCGCTCGAATTGCTCATGTCAACTGAAGGCGGACCGGACTTTGTGAATCGGGTGCTAGCAACTGAATTGAATCACATCGCTGTCCGTCAATTGCGCAATGCCGATGATGTCAGCACTGAAATCGGCTCTGTGCCGACGACTGTTGACGGCTATATCAATACAGGCAATGGCGAAGGCGCGAGTCTGTTGGATGCCTACAATGCGCTCTGGCAGAATCTCAACAAAGCGTTAGCTGCGAAGATTCCAGCTTGGGCGCGTGCTCGATTCACCAAACAGGAACTGAAGAAGGCGCTGGAATCGGCAGCGTATGCGCGCGAAATCTATAGCGCCCTTGAAGACCGTCCTGCAAAAGCCGATGGCACCAGCGGCAGCTTGTTTGTTGCCGCTCTTGTCATGTTGACCAGCGCAGCCAAGCGGGATGCACTTGACTCGACACTGTTCGAGCGTTGGGCCACCAACCGCGACGCTGCAATGTTTGATCCCGCGAGCGAAACGGAAATCGACTTCGATATGGACGAACTGGCTGCTAGCTTGCTTGCTCCAGCTTCTGCGACTCCCATCGCGGGCGCAGAAACCGGCACAGGCAATGCAGACGATTCCACAGCGGAAGCCGAACAGCCCGTAGGTTAGCAGCTGTAACCAACTCGGAGGGGGAGACTTATACCTTGAGTCTCCCCCTCTCTTGTATCTATACAATGATATGTTGTAACATCACACGTAGCTGACCTCGCTTCGCTCGGATGAATGACTCGCTTCGCTCGGTGTTAAGTTTTCTTTGCGTTGCACGCAGCTAAGATGAATCGCTTTGCTCTGTGTTGTTTGTTAGTAAGAGTCAAAGCTGGCTCCACACATGAGGGGGCGGGTGTCCCCCCAATCAGGGCGGAAGGCTGAGCCTTTAATATGACTCCCAGATGGTGCCGCAAAATTTCGCAAACAAGGTCTTTTGACTCCGCCAACCGTAACCACAGGCAAGGATAAGTCGAATGTCAATTGCCAGAATCACAGTGGAAAGCATTCGCAAAGACTTCGGATACGAAGTTGATGAGTCACATGTGGTGCTCGCCAAACATTCGGTGCTTGGCACGGACGACGCAACTTTGTGTGAGATTCTCGGCGTTGGGACGGAGGCGCTCGGCGCATTGCGGGACTCAGAGCAGTATCGCATGGTTCGTCAATACGTGGCCATGGAGTATGCAAAGCAGACGGCGGATCAGACCAGTAATTGGGATGGACTCGAATCAGCTGCGACCAAGCGACTCATGGAAAAAGTGGACTACATCAGTGACGTGGATCAGCTAGTCAAGATTGCGGCGGTAGCGAATCGTGCAACTCGAAAAGTCGGAAATGACTCAAACGTGCTAGATGCTGTGAATCGAGGTGGGCGCACAGTTATCACCTTGACAGATCGAATCACACGGCGCCTTGCTGGACAAGACGCGGAGGAGCAACACGAGCGCAGCTTTAGCATTTCGCAAGGCGGCAACGCGAATCCTAGCTTTGATGAAGTAGACGCGATTCTGAATGTAACGCCGCGTCCGGTGTTGCCGCAAGAAATGCAGTTGCGAATCAAACACGAGGAGCCTTCTCTCGCGGAATTGGAACGTGAATTGTTCCGCCGGATGGATGGAGTTTGACATGCTAGATTTGCTCGTGACTCAGCTACTGCCAAGCGTGCTGCAGGCCCTCGGAGGCGGCAGCGAGCAGAGCGCTGCACCTGACCCAGCAGGCGAGATTGAGTCAGCGATCCCACCGCACAACGGCAGGGGCAATGTCATCGACAATGTCCTTTCGACTCTTTTCGGACGACCCGATATGGTACTGCAGTCGGATGAGCTGCGTGAACGGAATGGGCGCAGAGCTGACGCTGCCCAACTCGCGCGCAATGCGTTCCAGTCGCCTGGTGAAGGTTTTATGGACCCACCCAGCGTAGGTGGTAGCGGCTTCGGACTCCATGACATTGGCCGGATATTCCGACGCATCACATGATACATGATCCGCGCCTTGACGAACTGATTGACCGGCTTGAGTCAGCCCCGCGTGTCGAAACCGCGGAAGTCGATGTCAGCGTGCAGGAGCTAAAGGCGCTACTGCGAATCGACTCCGAATTGTTCATCGAGTTTTTTCTTGGTGACCACTTGGACATGGCGGTTCCTGAGTTTCACAAGGAGGTTTGGAGTCTAGCAACTGACGAGGAAAAGGAAAGAATTCTTCTTGCGATTCCGCGCGACCACGCTAAGACCACCATAGCCAAGCTCTTGGTTGTATATCATTGGCTTTACACGAGTCACCGATTCGCTGTTTACCTGTCGAACACGAACGCCATCGCGAAGGGCGCGTGCAAAGACATTGTCGGCTACGTAGAGTCACAGAACTTCCAAAAACTCTGGGGCAAGGTGGAGTGGGTCAAGTCGAGCGAGCAGGAGTCATTGTGGGTTTTTAAGCTGACGCTTGCCCCTACTCGAGTCAAAACTTGCATCTTACGTGCGATTGGGCAAGGCCAGCAGATGCGCGGAATCAACATCGATAACCAACGGCCGGATTTTGCCGTGGTTGACGATGTCGAGGACAACGAGAACACTGACTCCCCCGCGCTGCAAGCAAAATTGGACCGTTGGATGTTCGGTCCATTCTTGAAGGCGCTGGCGCGGAAGAAAAAGATTCTGTGGCTTGGCAACATGTTGGCCAAAACTAGTTTGCTTGCACGTTTGAGTCAGAATCCCAGATGGAATCCGGTGGTTTTCGGTTCGCTAGTGAAGGACCCGGTAACTCAACAGTTACGTCCATTGTGGCCAGGTAAGTGGACCATCGAATCACTACGCGAAGACTTCAAAGAGTACATCGGACTCGGCTTAGTCGAGACTTGGATGTGCGAGATGATGAACATGCCAGGCCACGGCGCAAATGGGTTCACGAATCAAAGTATCAACTTCTCTCCTCGAATCGGACCGGACCAATGTGAAGCTACTTGGCTAACCATTGACCCTGCATTTGGTTTGACGGCAGAATCCGATGAGTCGGCTATTGCAGTGCACGCCTTGCCTAAAGACGGGAGCGTACCTATCACAGTGCGAGTCGCGCATGGACGCTGGTCTGAGAATGAGATGTTCGAAATTGCGCTGGGGCTGGCCTACGAGTGGGACTGCTGGACGTGGGGTGTTGAGTCTGTAGCAGCACAGAAAGTGTTGATTACACTCTTTGGTGTGTTGGCTGCGTTACGTGGCATGAATCACCCTATCACCATTTTACCCCTCCCAGCTGGGCGGGGCGATCCAAAAATGGGACGCATACGAGGTCTTGTGAGTCTAATGACCGCGAAGGACTGGGCGATCGCTGATGATGAAGTTGATTTTGCGACTCAGTTGACGGGCATCAACGTTAAATCAAAGCATAACGAGGACGATATTGTGGACGCGGTAGCTTACGGCCCCACTATGATGGATTTATACCTTTCCCTAATTATGAGCAACGCGCTGAATGGACCTGACTCACAGGCGCCAAGCGCACAGCATGGAGTAGCAGTCTGTGGCGTATAGCAAAATGACTCAACCGCAGCTTAAACTGCCGAAGCCTAGCGTGGGCAAAGAGCACCCATTTCTCAACACGCCCAACCATGAAAAACTCATCGAATACGTGCGTGAGAGGCTCCTGGCAGGGAAGGAGGCGCGGAATGCCAGACTCGACCGTCTGTGTCAAATCGACAAAGCCGTGGCTGGATGGCAATTACTGAGCGCCGCCGACAGAGAGCGGGCGGAAGCGACTCGCAATACCGGAACGCCGCACGCAATTACAGTTAACCTGCCGCTGACTTACGTGCACACTGATGACATGATGACTTATTATGCACAGACGTTTGCGCCGACTCGTGGAATGTTTTACCACTCAGGGTCTCCCGAAGACGTTGAGTCAAGCAATATCATAGTGGAAATCATGAATAGTCACGCGATATACGGAGGGTACTACACGCAGATTCTGCGCACACTCCAGACTCTATTGCGCTACAATTACGGTGGATTCCATTGCTACTGGCACAATGAATTGCCCGCGTTGGTCACGGTGGGGGCTATTCCGAATGAGCCAAAGTGGCAAGGTAATCGACTCGACGCACTCGACGTGTACAATCTGTTGATTGACCCAACAGTTCCGTTCACCAACTTGCACTCACATGGCGAGTTCGGAGGATGGGCGGAAATGGTGAGTCATTATCGGCTTCAATTGGCCGCCGCTCGCGGGGAGTATTACAACTGTCAGGAGGCACTTGATAGTGGTGAGGCCTACTCGACCTGCACTTATTATGTCAAACCGCCAACTCAAGCACAGATGGACGCCGATGAGTCCGGCGGGACAGATTGGAAATCCATTCTGAGTGGCGGCAACAGCAGCGCCGCAGTGGGGTATGAATTGGTGCATGTCTACATACGGCTAGTGCCCACCGAGTTTGGCCTAGTTGCCAAGACAGATGCGACTCGTCAGCGTTACGAACTGTGGAAGCTGACGATTCTGAACGATAAACACATCATCGCCGCGACCTACCAAGACAACATGCACGAGCAAATTCCGCTTTATCTGGGCGCAATCAATGATGATCTAATGGAGTCATCCACCAAGTCGATTGCAGAGATTCTGAGTCCTTTGCAGCAATTTGCTAGTTTCTTGCTCAACACGCACATCGCGGCCACGCGCAAGCAAATTTGGGATCTGACCATTTATGATTCTTCCGTGGTCGATTTGACTCAAGTACCTGACGGCGAAGTTGCTGCTCGGATTCCTACCCGAGCGACTGCGGCCGGCAAGGACTTGCGTACTGCGATTTGGCAGCCCCAGAAGCAGTTGGAAACCAAACAGACCCTTTCCGATCTGGAAGGAGTCATAGGCATCATTGACCAGTTCTTCCCCACCCAGTCATTGCCGAGTCAAATCGCTGGAATTGATCGTGCGGTCGACTCGCAAGTTGCGGCGGTCCAGCAAGGCGCGAACCGCAGACAGCAAAAAACCGCAAGACTGTTGGACGACTCGTTGTTTCGTCTTGTGCGTTCTTGTTTGTACTATAATATCATTCAGTTCATGCCCAATGGCGCCACTGTTAATAACATGTTTACTGGCAAAAGCTATACGATTGACTCAGCCACGCTGAAAGACACAGACTTGCCTTACATTATTGGGCAAGGACTCAAGGCACTGGATCGGCAAGCCGCGGTCAGTATGCTTCAGCAAATCATTTTCGCGCTGATTCAGGCACCAGCCGCGGCGGCGGAGATTGACTTGCTTGGCCTCATTGATTACTGGACGAGCATGATGGACATCGACGTGGACTTGAAAGCGCGATTCAAGAAACAAGTCACGCAAGCTGTCGGACCGGACGGGCAACCAACAGCGGAAGCTCCGCCTCCTGTCGAAGGCGGGAATCAAATCGCGCCCGCCACCAATCCAGCTGCGCTAACCACGCCTATTTACGGGTAACTCAGGGTGATCGACAACACTCTCACGGACGCGTTGGACGCAGAGGTCAAAGGCACCATTGCCGGATACTTCTGCGACCACAATCTTGTCGGACTCATTGAAGGTCAGATACATCTAGAGGGGCA